TTCTCAAACTCTTGAAGACGAGACCAGTTTACACTAACTGGCATCTTTGTCAACATGTTTTCGTACTCATCTTCAGTACAATCTTGATAAGGTGCTTGTGCATACGTGTGGTCACTGAATGGTAGGAAGCTGATGCCTGACACTTCATCGAAGTGTTTGTACACCCAAGCACCTACGTCCATCCACTCATTCTCTTTGACAGAGATGGTTACTGATGGCTTATGTTCACACCAGTAACGCTGATACAGTAGCCACAACTCAAGCTGTTCTAGTGCAGTCATAAGTGTGCGTGTTACAGCACCACGTGGGGATGCCATTGGGAAGCTAAACACTGTAGTAGAGTCAGGCTTCATTACGTCAGGCTCTGCTGGGATACCTTCAGATATAAGAAACTGTGTCAGTGGGTCTTTGTTATCTCCACGTACAGTCCTAATGTAATGTGGGTTGTGCCTTGCATGAATGCCAGACGCACTGTCAACTAACTGTGACACTGTGCCGCTAGGCTTAACACATGTGATTGCTGTTGACCTTGGAATAAGCAGTGCGTCTGCTATCTCAGCATTAGTCTCAACTGCTACATCACGTAATGCCTCCAGCGTAGCACCAATGTTCATACCTAAGTGTGCTGACGTACCACTAAGCAAGTCACTATCCATAATACCTGTTAGTGATACACCCAACAGCCGTTCTTCCTCTGTATTCTTCTTCCATATATTACGTATGTACTTAAAGTTAGTAAGCGTTGACTGGAATGTGCCAAGGATTGTAGCCAAACGTACCTTCTCTCGTAGTGTTTGCTGTGTGTCATTAGCACGTGCTACTACCTCTGATAGATTACAGAATTGATATGGGCGTAATATAATTTCACTGCAAGGGTTGCAACCAAAATCATGTTCCACATCACGTCTGCCATTCTTAGCTGCCTGTGCTTTTGCAGCCTTACGATTGAAGATACCACGCTCACCTGACTTACTCTCGTACAGTGACACCCATTCACGCATGAATGTACCCATCTCAGGCTTGCCCTTGTATGCAACAGAGTTGTTAGCCAAGGCGCGTTGCCCTTCATTCTCCCACCACATACCTGACTTAGCGTGTGCCATCTGGTCATCATTCAAGTTAGACAGGCTGATGAGTGCGCTACGGCGTACACCACCGACAACTACAACCTCACCAATCTTACACATGATGTCGTGACATTCAATAGGGAATAGCTTACGTCCTTGTGCTGCCTTGAACTTCTCAATGACAAAGCGAAACAACTCTTCCAATGGTGCTGGGCCTGATGCCCTACCACCAAATGTCTTCAGTCGTTCACCTGCAGCACGTACTTCTGACACATCCCACTTAGGTATCTGTCCAGCATATAGCATGGCAATTAACTCGCGCAGAGACTTTGCCCATCCGGGGCGGCTGTCACCTACCTTGATTACTGTATCTGTCTCGTTCATGTCTTCATTAATAGTAGGTAGCTTGTCGATGCAATGACGCTCCACAGAGAAGCCTACACCCGTGCCACACATTAAGATGTACATAGTCTCATCAAATGCTCTAGGGCTGTCTACAGGGACGTAGGAACAGTTGTATGCACCTACATGGCAGCGGTCTAGTGCAGGGCCAGATGTCATCAAGGCTCTCATGCTAGGCATGATGTCTTGGTTCAGTACTGCTTGCTCTAGTTCGTTACGTAAGTCATCTGGCATTACATACTTACAAGTAGAATACAGATGGCCTTTCATGTAGTCGAAGTATCGTTCTACTGTCTCACCCCATGTCTCACGGCGTTGCTCATCTTCTTTCCATCGTGCATACCGTGACAGCGCGATGAAGTTTTGATAGTCTGTTGGTAATGTATTACTAATCATATCTCACTCCGTTATAGTTCGTATTGTTCTAATATCAGCACCGTCTACGTCATAGAAGTATTCACGGATACCATCCTCAATCTCTTCCCCAACCTGCCCATCTGCAGGTATGGGGTATTCCTCTTCATCTATGTCGATGGTCATAAATACTTTAACTCTTACCATCTGCCATAACCTCTTCAATCAACTTATCCAGATACCATCGGGCTTTCTCTAGGTCTTCCAATGGTTTGCTCTTGTAGTCAAAACGCCAGAGATACTTGAGAATGTTACCTTGCAGGTAATATTTAAAGCCATCATTAGTGGCAGCAGAGATAGCATGTATGCACTCAATGCCCGTCTGGTTGTAGTGTGGTGGACTGTTGACCATATCAATTTTGCTACCGATACGGTCTGCTGTATCAATAATCTCTTGTACTGCTCTATCTTTCATATACTGTTCATGCCTCATGCGCTACCCCTTGTCTTACTGTTGAAGTTAAGGTGTACTATGTTACCGTCATAGGTTTTTTCTACACCACATTCTTCCTCTAGTTCTACATCAATATCCATCTCGTTGTCAAACATATTCATCACATATTCATGTACTAATTCACGAACACTTTCTTCCTGTTCCATGATTGGTACAGTAGCACATATCATCTTAGTAAAGTGCATGACGTTGCCATAGTCTTCATCACATAGGGGATTGTCTGGAAAGGCCATGATTGATATGTCTATTTCACCACTCCATATACCATCTTCATCAGCGAAGGGTCTTACTCGTATCACAAAGTCTTCGTCTTGTATCCTCTCTATCATTTCTTCTTTGTTCATTTTCTTTTTCTCCTCTTCACTGTTGAGTTTGGGTGACTGATAAAGTCAGGGTGTTTATCCTTTCCCTTTTCTTTTATCCAGTCCTCTGGAATTATTCTGTCATAGTATCTGAATCCATTCTTGATACACCAATCTCCGTATGTTGTCTTTGCTCCTTTACGTATTTTGTTTCTACTATTCTCAAACACGAAGCGTATGTCCAACTCAGGATGTTGCTTTTTGATTTCGGTGTGCTTGCGTCTGTCTGCCGTAACGAACCTACCTTTTACCTCAACTATAATACCATTGTCAAGTATTATGTCAGGTGTATAGGTACGGTAGGCTAGGTCTTGCCATTCAATCTTAACAGCTTCGTATCTGAATGATACCTTATCTGTCTTTAGCTTTTCTGCTATGGTCAACTCTAGCCCACTACGATACCCATACTTACGTGCGGCTCTCCATGCCTTATGGTACAACTACATCTCCTATGTATGCTGTTGTTGGTGGCACTTTAGCTTTTGACATTACTGCTGGGCGTTCTGTTAGATTATCCCAACAATCCATGCGAAAACTACAAAACCGACAACCATCGTTAAGTACTTTATTGCCTGTCTCCTTTCCTCTAAATGTCTCTGGTACTGGTTCAAAGCATCTTTCAAACTTGTTTTCCTTTACTGTGTCTGCTGTAGCTTGTATCTTAGCTATTTCTGTATCTAAGTCAAGCCCTGATGCTGGTACATACTTGAACTGTCCATTGGCTTTATTGACTACCCACCAGCCACCAACATCTTTACCCGATGCTTTAGCGTAGCCAGCAAGCTGTCCTACATAACCAAACCCATCACCACTAGCTAACTTGTCATATGATTCAAACTTGTTTGTGTATGACCAGTGTGATGCAGACTTTACGTCATCAACAGCACCATCAATAACAATATCATATGTTCCGTTAACGGATGCACCATCCAGTTCAAGCGTAACATGTTCAGGCTCTTCATATCGTACTCCTGCTTCTCGTAGTAAACCCTTGAACACTGCCTCGACAATATCTCCAAGCATCATATTCATTATGAATGTAGTCGGTTTAGGTAGTGCTACCTCTGGCTTATTCTTTTCATACCAGAGTTGGCAAGTGGGGCGACCCACATTTGACATACGTAATTTAAAATCGCCCCGACTTTTACCGCTACCAAACTGCTTTTGCAATGCTTCGGCAATATCAGAAGAGACTTGTTCGATTGTCTCCTCTGACATTTCTGTTTTGCCTTGTACTGCGTCTTCCATATATTGATGGAGTGCAATTTCAGCGCGGTGATGCATTATGCTACCTCTTCTTCTACTTCAATGTCAACTAGGTCATCGACTACATCAATGTCATCATCTTCCATTAGTGCATTGGCTTTCTCTGCCCACGTATTAATGATGTACGTATTGTAGTTGTCAACCCACGACATGAAGTCACCAAACAATACTTGGTCAGTATCGGTCAGTTCAATTGTTGTGGTAACATCCAAGGATGATTTAGGCACGTAGTACTTTGCACCTGTAGGTATTGTGCGTTCATCAGTATTAGCAGTGATGATGTGCTGGATAGGCAAGCGTTGCATCTTAGCTAGAGTAGTAAAGCTACTGCCGATTTCCTTGAAGGCATCACGGTTGTCAATCTCCCAGATGAATGGTGTAGGTGCTACCTCTACAGGCTCACCCTTTTCATTCGTAGGATTAACTAACTCAACCTCACCAAATACGACACGCACTCTCTTGATAGACTTTAGCAAGTCCTGTTGTGACTTAGGCAATGCCGCCCAATCTTTGATGAAGCCAGCAGGTTTACCGCAGTTAAACCCACCGTTGTTGTCCTTCAAGTCGATGTCAAGTGTATC